TCATATCTCCAGTTGAAGCAAGGGGTTTAGCAATTTTGCTTCAACTAAATGCTCCGGTGCAAAATGCGCATACCGCATCGTAACCTTAATATCGGTATGTCCCAGAATCCGCTGAAGCACAAGAATGTTACCACCGTTCATCATGAAATGAGATGCGAAGGTGTGCCGCAAAACGTGCGTAAGCTGCCCATCAGGTGTCTCGATACCGGCGCGTTGCATAGCCTTTCTAAACGCTGAATAGCATGGTTTAAAGAGCAATTGCGCTTTTCTGCTCGATGGTAGTTCAGCCTGTAATTTTTCAGATATCGGCACCGCGCGGTTTTTCTTGCCTTTAGTTTTCATAAAGATGATCTGTCCGGCGCGAATTTGGTTTCCTTTCAAACCCTCGGCCTCACTCCACCGTGCTCCTGTTGCAAGGCAGATTTTTACAATCGTAGTCAGATCTTTTGAACGGCTGTTTTCACATTCGGCAAGGAGGGTTCTGATTTCCTCAATGGTGAGATACGCCATTTCCGATTCACTGATTTTAAACTCGCGCACGTTCTCTAGCGGATTTGGAGCGGTCCATTCGTCCAGCCGGCGCAGTTCGTTAAACATCGCCCTGAAATAAGCTAGTTCTAAATTCACCGTGCGCGGCGTAACCGTCTTCACTCGATTGGAGCGTGTGATTTTCCCGCTTAACCGCTGCTCGCGATAAGACGCAAAAATTTTCGCGTTAAACTCGGTTGCGAGTGGGTTTCCCATCGCCTCGCAGGCGAACGCCATAGTGGTTCGCCGCTTCTCGCCATCCGCCAAGGTGATGCCATGCGTATTGAACCATAATTCAACCAGCTCTATTACCCGGCGCTTATCTGTTTTCTCTCCCAGCCAAGGCTTATCCTGAGCCTGATCCTTTACAAATTTCTCAAAAGACTGCGCTTCGCCTTTGGTGGCAAATTGGCGGCGTATCCTTTTGCCGTCTCGGCCGTTCGGGAACACCTGAGCTTGCCATTTTCCGTTGGGTAATTTGCTAATCGCCATGCTTTGCCTTTAAAGATACTCAGTACGGGCAAGGACTTTGCCCAAAACCTTGATGTCATCCGCTTTACACTCGAATGAGGCTTTTCCATTCTCAACGCGAATGCGCCCGCCAGGAAAACGGTAAAGCTCTTTAACGCTTATGAGCTTATCAATCTCGATGAGCCACAGCCCATCAGTGATCTCTGCGGCGGTCATATCAACCAAATAATTCTGTTTCTCGAAATGTACTAACAGAGGAGCCTCAACATCGCTTGGCAAGAGCTGAGTGTCATATTCAACCCAAGCAGAGGATGAAAAGTTCCCATTTGTGATTTTCTTGAGTTCGATCTTGTTGGGTTTCTCATCTTTTTTAGTGATGTTTGAATCACCACGGCCGTACGTCAGCCACTCAAGCGAAGTACCAGTTTCCATAGAGCAGATAAGCACCCAATCAGCCGGAAAGTTCCCGCGCATTATGCGGTTAGCCATGGTGCTTTGAGAAACATTTAAATGGCGGCACAGCGCCTGTCGGGATGAAAAGCCATATGCCTGGACGATGCGTTCAATGGGATCTTTACCACCCTCCGGTAAAGTTGGTGCTTTACGACTCGTAAAATCTTTCGTTGACCTTTCCAATTTGTGATCCTAATATTCACTCGTCGTATCAAGACGTGTTTAATAGTGATGAATAGAGTTGGCTAGAACTCAACAGAGGATAGTGCATCATGACCCGTAAACTTTCAATGCGCCCTTCAATCAACCTCGTGATCTCAGAACCGTACATTACTGTTGAAGAGTTCTGTCGTCGCACTGGTTACAAGGAAGGCACCGTGCGCCAGATGTACCGTGAAAATCGTTTACCCATCCGGAAGAAAGAGGGCGTAAACGGACTAATCGAAATCAATATGGTTGCTCTAACTATCGAAGCAGCAGCTGGCTGCGAAATCACAATGCAGGGTTGATGTATCCATATTGGGATAACGACAGGGAATAATCATGTTTGATTTTCGTGTTTCCACACATACCGACTACGACGACGCCTGCCGCAAGTTTGCGCTTACGCACAACATGACGGAGCTGGCGCAGCGGGCGGGTATGAAAGTGCAGACCCTGCGCAACAAGCTGAACCCGGATCAGGTTCATCAGCTGACCGTTCCTGAAGTGCTGTTGCTCACCGATCTGACCGAAGACGCCACGCTGATGGACGGCATGCTGGCGCAGCTGCAGTGTCTGCCGTGCGTGCCGGTTAACGAGCTGGCAAAAGAGAAGTTTCCGACGTACGTGCTGAAGGCGACCGCCGAAGTCGGGCATATGGCCGCTAACGCCGCGAACCCGGAGCGTATTACGGCAACCTGCCGCCGCGGCATTCTGGAAGCTGCCAATACCGGGATCCGCTGCATGATGCTTGCCGCGCTGGCCGTGCAGAACCGCGTTCACTCTAACCCGACCTTAGCCTCAACCGTTGACGCTATCAGCGGGCTGGGTGCTTCGATTGGCATCAGCTAAGGGCGCACGATGATTTCATTTGCGGCACGCCTCAAGCGTCAGAGTCCGTCAATGTCATACGGGCATGGCTGGATTATGGGCGAGAACGGCAAGCGCTGGCATCCGGTACTGAGCCAGCAGGTACAGGTAAAAGAGCAAAGAGGTAAAGCATGGCTATCGAGGGCGATTCAATGCTGGTCGAGCTTTCTGCCGGCCAACGGGTTTCGGCGCTGAATCACGTTGCCTTAATCCGCGCGCAGCTGATGGGCGGCAACTGTGAAAAAGATATGACCCGTTTTTTCTCTGAAATGCGCGATGTGACAGACAGTAATTATCAGGACAACAAGCGCGCACTGAGCGCGATTCTCTTCCTGGCAAACATCGGTAAAGACAGGCACGAGGCTGAATTTAGTGAACTGACTACTGATGAAAGAGCGGCGATTATTCGTGCAATGAATCATCTAAAAGCAGTGGTGAGTTTATTTCCGAAGCGAATGGCTCTGCCTAATTAATTAACCCCAAGCAAATAAATGGCGTAAACCCGCCGGGCATTCTTTTGCCCAGATTCTGGAGAAAGTGAAATGCGAAATATCGAAATTAAAACCTTTAACGCTGACGTTGAGCAGCTGACAACGCTTCTCACTGCTGCGCGTTTGGAAGAGCGCGCAGAGCGTGGATTGCTCGTAGCGCGCCGCCTGGTTGCGCTGGCCGATCAGATTGAGCGTAAATCTTCGAGTCGCTTTGAGGCTATTGAGTTAATCCGCGCTGAAGCAGAGCGCTATGAGAACGAAGCTCGTGAGGCGGTGCGCTAATGGCTGACTCAATAGACATGGCGCAGCAGCGCGCCGATGAGCTGCTGGCGCGCAACATCGCCAGCGTGGTTAATCGCCCGGTCAGCGTTGCGGCTTCATTCTGCGAAGACTGCGACGCGCCGATCCCGGAACAGCGCCGCCGCGCCGTGCGTGGCGTTACTCGTTGTGTCAGCTGTCAGGACATGGCTGAGCGGTACGCGAAAGTTTCAAAAGGCGGTGCGGCATGAGCACCATTCTGAAATGGGCGGGCAGCAAGTCCCGCGTAATGCCTGAGCTGCTGGCGCACCTGCCAGCAGGTGATCGCCTGGTCGAACCCTTCGCCGGTTCCTGCGCGGTGATGATGAGCACCGATTACCCTTCCTATCTGGTAGCGGATATTAACCCCGACCTGATCAACTTGTACCGCCAGATAAAGGAGCACACCCGCCCCTTTATCGTTGTGGCGGCCAGCCTGTTCAATCAGAACACCACAGGCGAAAGTTATTATTCTGTCCGTGAGGCGTTCAACCATAACCCGGCGTTACCCCTGCTGGAGCGCGCCGCGCACTTCCTGTACCTGAACCGCAACGGCTATCGCGGCCTTTGTCGCTATAACCGTCGCGGCGAGTTCAATATCCCTTTTGGTAATTACTCAAAACCCTATTTCCCGCTGGCAGAAATTGAGGCATTCGCGGAAAAGGCGCAGCGCGCGACGTTTATCTGCGCCGACTTTCGCGAGACGCTGCGCCTGACTAAAGCTGGCGACGTGGTGTACTGCGATCCGCCGTATGACGGGACGTTTTCGCACTATCACTCGGCGGGCTTTAACAAAGATGAGCATCACGATCTGGGCAGCATGCTGATGGACGTCTCAGAGCGCTGCCCGGTTGTCGTTTCAAACAGCGACACCCTCTACACCCGCAGCATCCTGCGTGCTTTCGACATCACCAAAATCAGCGTAGCCCGCTCGGTTGGTGTTGCCGCCGGTGAGGGTAAGCGCGCCTCGGAAATTATCGCCGTGCGCCGCCCACAGGAGAGCGCAGTTTTTGTCGGCGTTGATCCGGCGGCCGGCGCAGGCTGGTCTGCAGAAGTGCAGGCGGTTCAATGATTCATGAATACGCTTACCCGTGGAACGCCCCACGGGAAGCCATCGCCAGCCCGTATCCCACCTATGAGGAAATGCACAGCCGCAGTCAGATGATTGCGGCTTTAGCGCGTGCGCAGGAATTACTGGAAAAGCAGCCGACGCTGATCCAGCTCGACGTCAGGCGCCGCGTCAGCGAGCTTGAAAAGACCCAGGGCATTGCCTGTGCCAATGCGTACTTAGCAAAAACCTTTGTTGAGCGCACATTGCCACGCGTTGAATGCGTCAGTGAGCAGTACCGCCTCGGAGTAATGAAGGGGAGCACACTAAATCTGCTTGGCGCAAACGCAACTGATCGGAGCAATACAGCATTAGCTGGCGGCCAGCTATTCGAACTCATGCGCCGCTTTAACCGCCTGCCCGACATGGCGCGCGCCGACGTCGATCTGCTGGCTGAGGATGTGGCTAATTTCATCCTCGCCGAGTTGGTACAGGCGCACGCGCAGGCCAGCGACGAGTCGGATTACAAATACACCCATCGCGTTTACATGACCGCCGCCACTATCACCCGAGAGCTGAGCCAGACGCCGCCGCTGTGGGAAAAGGTCACGTCCCGCCTGTTCGACCCGGAGGAAGTGACCCCGGCGATCATGCGCATGCAGACAGAAAATTGGTGGAAAGGCCGCCTGCGCCGCGTAGCCGCCTCATGGCGCGAGCACCTGCAGATTGCCCTGGCTAACGTCAGCAAAAAGCATACCCCCTACGCCAGCAGCATGACCGTCTCAGAGTGGCGCGAGCAGAAGCGTCGCACCCGTGAATTCCTCAAGGGCATGGAGCTGGAAGACGAGGAGGGCAACCGCATCAGCCTGATCGAGAAATACGACGGCAGCGTGGCCAACCCGGCGATCCGCCGCTGCGAGCTGATGACCCGCATTCGCGGCTTCGAAAACATCTGCAACGAAATGGGCTTTATCGGCGAGTTCTATACGCTGACCGCCCCGGCGCGCTATCACGCCACAATCAAAACCGGCCATCGCAACCGCAAATGGAACGGTGCCAGCCCGGCCGACACCCAGCGCTATATCTGCAGCGTCTGGCAAAAAATCCGCGCCAAGTTGCACCGCGAGGAAATTCGCATCTTCGGGATCCGCGTTGCCGAGCCTCATCACGACGCGACCCCGCACTGGCACATGCTGATGTTTATGCGTCCCGAACAGGTTGAGCGCGTGCGCGAGATTATGCGCGACTATGCCTTTCAGGAAGACGCTGGAGAGCTGACGACCGACAAGGCCCGCAAGGCCCGCTTTCACGCGGAGGCTATCGACCCGGAGAAGGGCAGCGCGACGGGCTACGTCGCTAAGTACATTTCCAAAAATATCGACGGCTACGCGCTGGACGGCGAGACGGACGACGAAAGCGGCAAAGACCTGAAGGAAACCGCCTCGGCCGTTTCCGCCTGGGCGGCCCGCTGGCACATTCGGCAATTCCAGTTTGTGGGCGGCGCGCCGGTGACGGTTTACCGCGAGCTGCGCCGCATGGCTGACAGTGAAACCGCCCACGGCCTCAGCGTTGAGTTTGCAGCCGCGCATGACGCTGCCGACGCGGGAGACTGGGCAGGATACGTCAATGCACAGGGCGGCCCGTTCGTGCGCCGCGACGAGCTGGCCGTGCGCACCTGGTATCAGGCCAGCGAAGGCGTGAACGAGTACGGTGAGGAAACCGTGCGCATCAAGGGCGTTTACGCAACGGAAGTGGGTGAAGACACCCCGATCCTCACCCGTCTGGCGCAGTGGAAGATTGTGCCGAAACGTGCCGTTGATTTGGGTTTTGAATTTAAGGACGCGTCTGCGTCCTCTCGGAGTTCTGTCAATAACTGTACGGGAGGTTTGAGATCTGAGGATTCGAACCCGCCGGAAAGTTTCGACAATATCGACCTAGACGGCATGAGCAGAAGAGAGCGGCGGCAGCTGCTGAGCCGAATCAGGGCGCAGGGGCCAGAAAAGCGGCATCTGCAGCTGAGACGGTCAGACAAAATCGAGGCCGCGTGCGACAACGTGATCGGCCAGGTGAAGGATTTATGCGGTGAAACCATAAGTCGCGGGCTGGCCGTGCGCCTGATTGGCGGCACGCAGACGAAAATTGCTGGCCGACTATTTCGCAGCTCTGCATATGGTGAGTTAGTGAGGCCTCATGCTGGACCTAAAAATTATGAAATTCTGGAGCGAATAGGGTGCTTAGCTCGTGCCTCTAAGGATGCGAAAGAAGCCAAATAACGTCCTAACTTCAAGAGCCTGCTTTCAGATAAAGTCTTATTGACCATAAAAAATCATTTCACATTTGGAAATCCGTAATATACTGTATGCATAACCAGTTGTTCATTGTGCGGAGGGATTATGCGAGACTATTTTTTGGAGTCAATGAAGCTCCAGCGTATTGATTTATTTATGAAACTTGTTGCGGCAAGTGACTGCAGTGAAGATGAGAAACAGCTCGCGATTCAGTGGGTTTCAGAGCTGACTGATGAGCTGATGCGTAAGGTAAGAAGCCACGAATATTCAAGATCTATACAAGTATCTGAATAATTAGGGGGGAGGCTATGCGCATTGAAATTATGCTTGATAAAAATCAAAAACTAAGCCAGTCAGTGATTGAAGCTTTTCATGACGAGATAAACAGGCGCGTAGTGGCGCTTTACCCCGAAGCAGTAGTGCGGGTACGGCAGGGAAGCCACACAAGAATAGAAATGCCTGGCTTTAAACTCGACGAGGACAGGCGGCGGCTAAATGATCTGCTCCAGAACGTTTGGGAAGATGACAGCTGGCTGCACTGATAACCGTGCAGACGTCAAAAGCTTGATTTTGACGGCGGCAGGGTTGAACAACGAGCGTGCGAGGCGTTAGGTTATGGGGGGACGAGACTCTGAATTTCAGATTGTTTACCGTGGTGAAACCCTCCCATATTTCCGTCCAAGTGGATGGGTTATGTTTCAAAGGTCGCGCGAGTGTGGCGGCGGTTTCTGGCTGGGGCAGACTTTCAAAATGCGTTTATCTTTGGCCGGCCGTTTCCCCTGACTTATCGGGAGGCTCTTCTGCTTGCCATGGATTTCACCAGGCGAAAAGTTCAAGCACCTGAGTCAGAACCTGATGACCAGTTGCCCCTGTTTTGATGTTGTCCGTCACTGCATGACTATGCCGCATGAATTCGCATGATCCCGAAAGGATCGTTTGTGCCCCGGCCCGCCAGTAATGGCGGGCTTTTGCTTATGCCATGCACCTGCATGAAAACCACTACATAAAGCGGGCAGGCGTGGCGGGGGTACGAGCGCGCGCTAACATGTTTGATATGCTCAAAACTACAATGTTGCGTTAGGATTGAAGCTAAATTAAATTAGGATGATTCTTACTATATATTTAAGGGTCATACTATGAATTTTGATGCTACACCTCTGAACATAAAAAACATTCTTTCTGTTAAGCAGAGGTACGTTATACCTAGAAACCAAAGAGAGTTTAGTTGGGAAAAATTACAACTAGATGAACTCTGGCAAGACATCACAAGAAACATAAAATTAAAGGATGGCGGCCAGGAATTTGATTTTGATGAATACTTTATTGGCACAATAGTTTTATCTGGTGCGGATAGTGACGATATTCTAGAGGTGGTTGACGGCCAGCAAAGATTTAGCGTTATAACTATTCTACTCTCATTGATATCAAGATCATTAAGAAAAAACGGCCAACCTGAGTTAGCTGATGATATATTTAAAACTTATATAGTAACAGCAAATCAATCTTTCAACCGAAACTCTTTAAATTCTGGCGGAGAGTCTGTAACTGAAAAACTTTCCAAAAATAGTGATAGGGACTTTTTCAAATTAAGCTTTCAAGATAAAATCCTCCATGCAACTGAAATAAGTTGCGAAGAAGATAAAAAAATTCATTATGCAGGATTGTTTCTAAATAGAAAGCTGGGTAAAAAAGCATTATGCAGTGCATTGCTAAAGGATGGGGCGAGTCAATACAAAAAAGAAGACTATCTTTTTTGCCTTAATGCTGTTTATAGGATGATTACAAACTATCTAAAACTTGTCAGGATTTCTGTTGGTAAAGAAGATGATGCTTATGACATATTCGAAGTGCTTAATGCCAGAGGCATTAACTTAAGCTCCATTGATTTAATAAAAAACAAAGTATTCCAGAGTTGTGTAGCAACATATCCAGTCGATGTAGCGAAAGCCAAATGGGACTATATTACTCAAAGAATAGAAGAAAGAGATAATAGTACCACCATGGCTGATTATGTTAGATGCTGGTGGTTATCAAAATTCAACTATATTGGCGAAGATCAGCTTTATCGAGCCTTCAAAAGAGAAATTAATAATAATTCAGGCTTTAATGCTACATCCTTCTTGGATGAGTTACATGGCGACGTTGATTTATATTGTAAAATAATCGCCCCAGAAATCGACGATTGGCCGCAGCAAGACCAAAGAGACATATTTAATTCTCTTAGCGCATTTCAGATATTTAATGTTACGATCCCTCGCCCCTTTATCTTGTCCTTATTAAGAAAAAGAAGACAAAAAAGCAAGAGTCTAAGTCAGGGCACTTTGACTCAGTGCTTGCAGGAACTCGAATCTTTTCATTTCAAGTTTAATGCGGTATGTAGATTGAGGCCTTCTGGAATAGATGCGAAGTATTCAGTCCTTGCGGTAGCCTTAACTAAAGCAGAAAACAAAAGAGATATCAAAAATGTTATTGATGAAGCATCCAACTACTTCATTAACAAAACCCCCGATGAAAAACTATTTGTGGATTCATTTGCCAAAAACCTTTCCTACACCAATAAAAAAACATCACAAAGGAAATTGGTGATGTACATTTTTGAAAAACTAGAAAAAAAAGCGAGAAATACTAATGAACTAAAACTCGACCTTGTTTCGCTTGAACATATAGGTTCCCAAAGTGATTTTGACGGAAACCATGTCGGACTGATGGGAAATCTACTTCCTTTATGCTTCACTATCAACCAAGCATGTAAAAACTATGAGCTTAGCAGGAAGTTAGGGGAATACAAATCTTCTAATCTAAAGATTGTTGAAGAATTTACTAGTGAAATTGATGCTAAAGGTAGTGATTGGGATATACAAAAAGTAAAAGACAGAACTGTTGAATTAGCTGTGAGAGCTTATATGTTTTAGATAGCAGTCTAGAGGGAGGTTCCCCCCTCCCTTTAATCCAATTTATATGAAGAAAATTGAACTACTTCTTCACCCAACCAATGATTTAACTCAATTAAGCGTTTTTGAAGTGGTAACAATTCATTCCTTACAAAAACCTTACTTGCCTTCTCCACGTCACCGAACCCGCCGGTGTTGTTCGGGATAATGCCCATCATCTGCGGCGGCACCCGGTGCGCTGCCAGCATATCATCACGACTAACGTTCTTGATGTTCAGAAACTCATCCTTTGCAGCGACCTCTGACAGTGGAATGATCTGAATGCCGTCCTTTTTCCCGCTCGGCGAATACATAAACAGGTTGCGGAAGTTGCCTGGGCCCTTCGTGCTTTTCATTGCTTTGCGCATGGCGTCCACATCTTCCTGATTCTGCGCGGGGTCAGTAACGTACATGATGTAACCCGCATGGCTGCCGTTAAGGTAATACTTGCGGCGGAACAGCGTCGCCGACTCGTTCAGCAGCGTGGACGGGATGGCCGAAAGATATTCCGGCAGGCCGTAAACTTCCTGATTCAGATCAGGCTCCATCAGGTGGAACACGTTGCCCGGCGTGAACTGGTAAGGCTGCGTGCTCAGGCCGTACTGCACAAACCAGTAGGTGTCGAGATCGGTTCCGCGCCGCGTAAACTTCGCCAGCGCTGGCTCCAGTGCCAGCACGCCACCAAGCCGATTAGTACGCTTCTCCAGGTAGGCATTACCAAATACCAGATAGTCCTGCACAAACCGGCTGAATGCCTGCTGACTCAGCAACGGGTGCGGGATAAACGAGCTGGTCAGGATGTTGCGCTTCACGTTGAGCGGCGAGCTGTGATGCACGGCTGCGCGAAACGTACGCGCCAGCCCGTCAAAACTCACCGGCGGTTCATACCAGCGATCGTTTATGACACACTCTACGTAGTCGAGCAGCTCGCGGCGGTCCAGTACCGGCACCGGGTCGCCGAAGGTATAAGCTTCTGCCGCCGTGCCGCCGGTCATCTGCTGCTGCACGGGCTGGGTGCGCGTGCGGTTCCTGCGTTTGCTCATCAGTAAATCTCCATAATGTTGCGGCTGTGGGCGGCTTCGCCCTGCAGCGGTTCGTTTGCCAGCGCGTGCATCGTCGCCCAGGCGAGATCGGCGTGGCTTGCCTCTTCGCTGCGGCTGGCTTCGTAGGTCGGGCGGTTGCCGCTGGCCGTGGTGGCGCGGCGGATTGCCATGAATGACTGCGCGATGTCGAGGTGCCCGGCGTCGAACTCCAGACGGCCGCTGCTGATGATGTCGAACGCCTTCAGCACCAGGGCGTTTTTCACGTTCGGGTTGTAGACAAATTCTTTCACCGCCGGGAAAAACATCTTCACGTTTTCATAGACGCCGAGGCCGACGCCGGTGGAGTCGATCCCGATATAGGTGATGTTATACTGCTGCGTCAGCTTTTTGATGGACTCGGCCTGCGCGCGGAAGTCCATGCCGCGCCACTGGTGCCGCTCCAGAATGCGGAACTTGCCGCCCGGCACGGCAGGCGGTGCGATAACCACGCACCCGGCGCTGTCGCCGTTCTGCGTGCCCTTCGCCGGGTCATAGCCGATCCAGACTTCGCGCCAGCCGAACGGGCGCAGCGCCAGCGCCTCGAAGTCGTTCCACACTTCCCAGCTGTCTACCATGCACTTCTGCAGCAGCTGGAGCGGGAACACGGACGCCAGGTCGTCCACGAATTCGCACATCAGCAGGTTCTGATATTCCGGCGGGCTGTACTCCAGGCGCAGCTGATCGAGGTCGAACAGGTTACAGCCGCCGCGCACCGCATCTTCAACCGTGACAATCTGGCGGAACTGGCCATCATCGCAGAAGCGGCCCGGCGACAGGTTGCCGTGGGTCAGGTCGATGTCCACGCGGTCCGCCTTAGCGCGCCCACGGTTGAAGAGCGCGCCGGACCAGAACGGATAGGCGCTGTGCGTCAGGCTGGACGGGGTGGAAAAGTAGGTCTGTCGCCATTTTTTGTGCAGGGCCATGCCGGACGCCACCTTGCGCAGCTCCTGAAACTTCGGGATCCAGAAATATTCATCCAGGTAGAGATTGCCGTGGTAGCTCTGCGCGGTGCGGGCATTGGTGCCGAGGAAGTACAGGCATGCGCCGTTGCTGAGCGTCATCGGGTCGCCTTTCAGCTCAACATCTACTTCTTTGGCGAACTCCATGATGTACTGCTTGAAGACGTGCGCCTGCGCCTTGCTGGCTGAGAGAAAAATCTGGTTGCGCCCGGTGGTCAGGGCATCGATCAGCGCCTCGCGGGCAAAATAAAACGTCGCGCCGATCTGACGGGATTTAAGCACGTTGCGGATGCGGTGCTTGTTGCCCGCATCCCACCACTGGCGCTGATAGCCGAACATCGAGCCGTGGAAAATCTCCTGCAGCTTCTCGATCTGTTCGTCGCTGAATACGTTTTTTTCCGGTGGCGTACGGGGGCCGCTGTTTCGGTTTGCCACCTTCGGGTTAAGGTCCGCCTCGTTCCCGCCGTTGCTGAACTTGCCGATGCGGGCGTGGCGCTCGGACTGGCGCGCCAGCAGGTCAATTTCCTTGTAGTCCTTCCCTTCTTTCGTCTCCTTCATAACCAGCTGACAGTAGCGCGCGGCGGTAGTGAGCTGCATCTGGTCAAGCGGGCCGTAGTCGTTCCACTTGTCGCGCTTCTTCCAGCTGTGAACGGTTGCGGGTTTCTCTCCCAGCATTTCAGCAATGCGGGCGATACGGTATCCCTGAAAGTACAGGAGCAAGGCCTGCCTGCGGGGATCGAGGTCTTCGGGAGCGAGTGTCGTTGTCATGGCCCCAAAATACGGCCCCGGCGGTCCCTTTTCCGCCGCCCCTCATTGTGTGGTTTTCCGCACAATGGCCCCGCGTTGTTTCGATACCCCTCCCGCCGCAAACATAGAGCCTCAAAGCGATTTTTCACAACGGAGCCTGGCTCATGACAGTAACTGCAAAGCGTTTTCGGATCGGGGTGGAAGGTGCCACCACGGACGGGCGCGAAATTTCCCGCGAGTGGCTCGTGCAGATGGCCGCCGCGTACAACCCGCAGGTCTACACCGCGCTGATTAATCTGGAGCACATCAAGTCTTACGCCCCGGACAGCACCTTTAACCGCTACGGCTCGGTGAGCGCGCTGGTTGCGGAGGAAATCCCCGACGGACCGCTGGCCGGGAAAATGGCGCTCTACGCCGACATCCTGCCAACGGATTCGCTCGTTGAGCTGGTCAAAAAGGGCCAGAAGCTTTTCACCTCCATGGAGGTCAGCACCAAATTTGCCGACACCGGCAAAGCCTACCTGGTCGGCCTGGCTGCCACGGACGATCCGGCGAGCCTCGGCACCGAAATGCTGGCGTTCAGCGCGTCGGCGGAAAAGAACCCGCTGGCAAACCGCAAACAGCACCCGGACAACCTCTTTACCGCCGCCACCGAAACCGTGATCGAGCTGGAAGAGGTGCCGGAGGAAAAGCCCGCCCTGTTTACCCGCATCAAGGCGATGTTTGCCAAGCAAAAGCAGACCGATGACGACCGTTTCAGCGACGTGCATCAGGCGGTCGAACTGATTGCCAGCGAGCAGCAGAACTATGGCACTCGCACCGATAGGGCGCTGGACGAGCAGGCTGAGCGCCTGAGCCAGCTGGAAAGCAACCTGCAGTCGCAGCTGGATGATCTGTCGGCGCAGAAGGAAGCCTTTAACGAACTCAAAGAGCAGCTGGAGCGCGCAGACAGCCGCCCCGACTACCGCCAGCGCGCACCGGGCGGCGATGCGCCGGCCGCTCACCTGACCAACTGCTAAGGAGCAGTACACCCCATGAAAAAACAGACCCGTTTTGCCTTTAACGCCTACCTGAGCCAGCTGGCGCGCATCTATTCCGTGGAGATTGCGGAGCTTTCCAGCAAGTTCAGCGTAGAGCCGTCCGTGGCGCAGACGCTGGAGGACACCATTCAGCAGAGCACCGCGTTTCTGACGCTGGTTAATGTTATCGCCGTATCCGAACAGTCCGGCCAGCTGCTGGGCCTCGGCGTCGGCAGCACCATCGCGGGCACTACCGATACCAGCTCTAAGGACCGCGAGCCGACTGATCCAACGGCGATGACCGAGATTGAGTACAAGTGCGAGCAGACCAACTTTGACACGGCCATTACCTACGCGAAGCTGGACATGTGGGCGAAGTTTCAGGACTTCCAGACCCGCATCCGCGACGCCATCGTGAAGCGTCAGGCGCTCGACCGCATCATGATCGGCTTCAACGGCGTGAAGCGCGCCAAAACTTCTAACCGCGCAGAGAACCCGCTGCTGCAGGACGTCAACAAGGGCTGGCCGCAGAAGCTGCGCGAAGACGCCCCGGACAACGTGATGGGCAGCACGACTAAAGACGGCGTAACCACTGCCGGAGCGGTGAAGGTCGGCAAGGGGGGCGACTATGCCAACCTGGACGCGCTGGTCATGGATGCGGTCAACGAGCTTATCGATCCCATCTTCCAGGACGATGACGAACTGGTGGTGATCTGCGGGCGCGAGCTGCTGTCTGACAAGTATTTCCCGCTGGTCAACAGCGAGCAGGCCAACACCGAAAAGCTGGCCGCCGATCTCATCATCAGCCAGAAACGCATGGGTGGCCTGCAGGCGGTGCGCGCGCCGTACTTCCCGGCTAACGCCCTGCTGATCACCCGTCTGGATAACCTGTCGATTTACTGGCAGGAGGACACCCGTCGCCGCTCGGTTATCGATAATCCGAAGCGCGACCGCATCGAAAACTACGAGTCGGTTAACGAGGCGTACGTGGTGGAGGACTACCGCTGCGCCGCGCTGATCGAAAACATCACCATCGGCGACTTTAGCGCGCCAGCTGATGCCGGTGCCGGAGCGTAAACCATGAGCCTGAGTCCCGCACGGCAGCACCGCCTGCGCGTTCAGGCTGAGCAGGCCGCCCGCACGGGCGGCTCAGCCCGGCACGCGAACGGCTACGAGCTGATGCTGATGCAGCTGGGTGAAGACCGCCGCCGCCTTAAGGGCATTCAGTCCAACGTCAAAAAAGCCGAAATCAAGGTGGAAGTGCTGCCGAAATATGCCGCCTGGGTAGACGGCGTGCTGGCCGCCGACGGCGCGCAGCAGGATGACGTGCTGATGTACGTGATGCTGTGGCGCATTGACGCCGGGGATTATGCCGGGGCGCTGGCCGTTGGCCGCCATGCCCTCAAGCACGGCTGGTCTATGCCGCAGGGGTTTAACCGCAACGTGCAGACCCTGCTGGCCGAAGAGATGGCCGACGCCGCCAGAAATGCCCTGATGGCAGAAAGCGACTTTGAGCCTGCCCTGCTGATGCAGACGCTGGAGGCAACCGACGGGCTGGATATGCCGGACCAGTCGCGCGCCCGGCTGCACAAGTCCATCGGCTACGTGCTTACCGGCAGCCAGCCCATGATGGCCCTGAATCATCTTAAGCAGGCGTTGCAGCTCGACGAGCGCTGCGGCGTGAAAAAAGACATTGAGCAGCTGGAGCGGAAAATCCGCAACGCCAGCTGATAACCGGACGTGCCCACGCGCGGGGCGGCACGGGGTGGCGACAGGCTGAGCCTTATCAAAACCCCGTCCACCGCCCAACCTTTTCAGGAGTATCAAGGCTATGGAATTTGTAGCGCCGCAGAAGGCGACGGGAACGCCGGAAATTATCCCCAACAACTCGTTCTGGCCGGACGTCGATCTGGCGAAGTTCAGAGCTGCAATGCGCGTAGACGGCACCGTGACGCCGGAGCGCCTAAAGCAGGTGGTGCTCACCGCGATGGCGGAGGTCAATACCGAGCTTTATTCATGGCGCGAGCGGCAGGAGCTGCGCGGGTTTAACACCCTGGCCGACGTGCCGGCGGAGAAGCTGGCCGGTGAGAGCGTGCGCCTGCATCACTACTTTAACGCGGTATGGTGCTGGACCCGTGCGGTGCTTAACGAGCGCTACCAGGACTTTGACGCGACCGCCGCAGCGGCGAAGCGCGGCGAGGAGCTGGCCGACACGACCGGCGACCTGTGGCGGGATGCGCGCTGGGCCATCAGCCGCGTGCAGAACCTGCCGCACAGCACCGTGGAGCTTATCTGATGAAAGTGCGTGCGCAGCAGTACGACACGGTGGACGCGATCTGCTGGCGTCACTACGGGCGCACGCAGGGCATGACCGAGCAGGTTATACGGGCGAATCCGGGGCTGTCTGAGTATGGCCCCATCCTGCCGCACGGGCTGGAAGTGGAGCTGCCGGACGTGACAACGACGGCAACCGTGCAGGCCGTCCAGCTTTGGGACTGAACTATGTGGGAAAAAATCAGCACCTTTATCACCTGGTGCGTGGCGGTAGTGATGGCGTGGCTGGGTGGCCTAGATCTGAAGGATGTTTCTACCGTGGCCGGTGTCTTTATCGGCCTGCTGATGGCGCTCATCAGTTGGTACTACAAGCACAAAACCTACCTGCTGCTGGCAAGCGGGCGCATCACGCGGGAGGAGTATGAATCTGCAAACCGTTAAGCGCTGCGCCGTGGGCGTGGTGCTGGCTCTCGCCGCCACGCTGCCCGGCTTTCAGCAGCTGCATACCTCCGTGGAGGGGCTGAAGCTCATCGCGGACTATGAGGGCTGCCGCCTGCAGCCGTACCAGTGCAGCGCCGGCGTCTGGACCGACGGGATCGGCAACACGCGCGGCGTGATGCCGGGGAAAACCATCACCGAGCGGCAGGCGGCGGGCAACTTCATCACCAACGTGTTACGCGTCGAGGCGGCACTGGCGCGCTGCGTGGCGGTATCAATGCCGCAGCAGGTTTATGACGCGCTGGTGTCGCTGGCGTTCAACGTCGGCACCGGCAACGCCTGCGGATCAACCATGGTGGCGCTGCTGAAACAGGGGCGATGGCGTGATGCCTGCGGGCAACTGCCGCGCTGGGTGTACATAAAAGGCGTATTTAGTCAGGGGCTGGATAACCGCCGCCAGCGTGAAATGGCGTGGTGTCTCAGGGGGGCGGGCGCATGAAGCGGGTGCTGCTGGCAGCAGCGCTTGCCCTTCTCCTGCTGGCCGCGCTCGGCGTGCAGTCATGGCGGCTCAGCAATGCGCACCACACCATCAGCACGCAGCAGGCGGTGATTGCGGACCAAGTCAAAAAGCTGTCGCAGAAGAACGGCCAGCTGATCGCCCTGAACATTCTTACGCAGACGAACAGCCAGGCGCAGACACAGCTTTATGCCGCCGCCGAGCAAAACGGCAGGCTGCTGCGCGACCGGCAACGCACTATTGAGGAGATTAAACGTGAAAATGAAGACCTGCGCCGCTGGGCTGATTCCCCTCTGCCTGATCCTGTTGTCCGGCTGCGCCAGCGACCGGCCCTCGCCGGAGGTGAATCTTACCGTGAGTGGCTGTCCCAAAATCACCCTCTGCCAGCTGGACCCAGCCTCGCCGCGAAGTAACGGCGATCTGAATGCCCTGCTGGATGAAACCGAGACCGCTTGGGCGGCGTGCGCGGACAAGGTCGATACCATTATCAGCTGTCAGGAAAAAGACGATGAACAAGCCGCAGTCCTTGCGAAGCGCCCTGAATAAAGCCGTGCCCTACGTGGCGGACAATCCCGACCGGCTGCACCTGTTCGTGGATAACGGCGCGCTGGTCGCCACGTCGGCCGCGTCGATCTCATGGGAATATCGCTACACCCTGAACGTGGTGATTACCGACTTTACCGGCGACCAGAACCTGCTGATGGCCCCAGTAATGTTCTGGCTGCGGGAGAATCAGCCGGACGCCCTGCAGAACCCCGGCGAGCGGGAAAAACTTTTCACCTTTGAGGCCGACATCCTCGGCAATGACCGCTGCGACATCAGCATGAACCTGAAGCTGACCGAGCGGGTGCTGGCGCGGGAGGTGGACGGGAAAATGACGGTCGAGGCCATACCGGAGCCGGACGTGCCGGAGGAGTTCTGGACGGCGCGCCATGGCTGAACTGCATGAGGTTGACGCCTGGCTGGATTCGCTGCTGGCGCAGCTTGAACCGTCGGCCAGAAAAAGGATGCTGCGCGAGGTCGCGCGCGACGTGCGCCGCATTCAGCAGGCGAACATCACGGCGCAGCGCGCCCCGGACGGCACCGCATGGGAACCCCGCCGCGCCACGGCCCGCACGAAGCCCGGCCGGATCCGGCGCAAGATGTTTGCGAAAATGAAAACAGCAAAATATCTGAAATCGCAGGCTGACGCTGACTCTGCACAGGTTAGTTTTATACCAGCCGTACAGAAAATTGCCCGTGTTCATCATTATGGGCTTAGGGATCGGGTAAATCGTCGCGGGTTAGTCGTAAAGTATGCAGAGCGCCCCCTTTTAGGTATCAGCCAGGAAAATATAGAGTTCATCCATAATGCCTTAATTGAATGGCTTAGCTAGCCTTAGTTCTTTGCGGACTTTCTTGTTTATCCAGCGTTTGTTTTGGTGTCTCTTGAGCGTCTGGCTTTACAAGCAAATCCGTCAAAGAAAGCCCGAATCTAAATATAACAGTACTTATCAAGATCACGACGATTAAAGAGGAGATGTAAGGATGGTGTTCAATAAACGGATTTATTAAATCTGGAGCTTTCTTTCCTTCTCTTTGGTAAAAAAAATAAAAAAATATGCCAACTGTGAAAACTATTGCTGTCTCCATATTCCATATAGCATTAAACGCTTCCTTGTAAGTTTTATTTTTTCCAGACTTCGTAATTTTCTGGCAAACCAAAACTATTGCAATAAATAAAACCATACCGCCTATAAGCACCAGTGGTAAATTCAAGTCATTTGGTAAAAGCGTTAAGGGATAAATAAACACACCTGACAAAATTGCCGTTAAATTAAAGAACTTATCTTTGTTTCTTCTCCGTCTCCGGCCCATGACTCTTCCTCTGAATTGTGTGGTAAATGCAACAAAGACATTTTAATGCCACAAAAACACAAGTCATTCAAGCTTTAACAATGAACGAAAATATTACTGAATTAATGCGTCTTATCACCAACCTGATCCGCACCGGCACCGTCTCCGAGGTGGACCCGGTGAACTGGCTGTGCCGGGTGAAAACGGGCGACATCGAAACCAACTGGATTAACTGGCTCACCACGCGCGCCGGCAGCACCCGCACATGGTGGAAACCCACCGTCGGCGAGCAGGTTGTGCTGCTGAGCCTGGGCGGCAACCTCGAAACCGCGTTTGCGCTGCCCGCCATCTATTCCGATGCCTTTCCGCCGCCGGACTACTCAGAAAACGGCGCGACAACCGTGTTTCAGGACGGCGGCTGGTTTCAGTACGAGCCGGAAACCGGCCAGCTGCTGATAAAGAACATCAAAAGCGTGCGGATTGAGGCGGCGGACGGTATTCAGCTCATCACTGAGCAGTTTGGCGTGGACGCCGACCAGACCCGGATCAACAGCGAAACCGTAATGAACGGCGATGTGACCCACGGCGGCGGTTCAATGAGTTCAAACGGCGTCGTGGTGCATACCCATAAGCACGGCGGCGTGAAGTCTGGCACCGATATGTCAGGAGGTCCGCAATGATGTATCTCGGCATGAACCGCGACACCGGCGAGGCGATCACCGACATCGACCATATCCGGCAGAGCGTGCGTGACATTCTGATGACGCCGGAAGGCAGCCGTCTGCAGCGCCGGGATTACGGCTCGCTGCTGTCGGTGCTGATTGACCAGCCACAAAACGACGTGATCCGCCTGCAGGTGATGGCGGCGGTGTATACCGCGCTCAGCCGCTGGGAGCCGCGCATCAGGCTGAACACCGTCAACATTACCAGCGCCTTTGACGGCTCAATGGTGGTTGAACTGACCGGCCAGCGGGATGACGGCTCGCCGGTTGCCATGTCTGTTTCTACGGGGGTGAACAGTGGCAGTAATTGACCTTTCCCAGCTGCCCGCGCCTGAAGTGATTGAGGTGCCGGACTTTGAAACCCTGCTGGCCGAGCGCAAAGAGGCGCTGATCGCGCTCTATCCGACGGAGGAGCAGACGGCGGTGCGCCGCGTGCTGGCGCTGGAGTCCGATCCGATGGTGAAGACGCTGCAGGAAAACACCTACCGGGAAATCCTGCTGCGCCAGCGCATCAACGAGGCGGCGCAGGCGGTCATGGTGGCGTACGCGCTCGGCAGCGATCTGGACCAGCTGGCCGCAAGCTATAACGTGCAGCGCCTGACCGTGACCCCGGCTGACCCTGACGCGGTGCCGCCGGTCGATGCCGTGATGGAAACCGACGATGCCCTGCGCGTGCGCGTGCCGGAGGCGTTTGAGGGGCTGAGCGTGGCCGGGCCGACGGCGGCCTATGAGTTTCACGCAAAAAGCGCGGACGGCCGCGTCCAGGACGTGTCGGCAACCAGCCCGTCACCGGCCAGCGTGCTGATCACCGTCCTGAGCCGTGAAGGCAACGGCGAAGCAGCGGCGGATTTGCTGGCTACAGTGAACACCGCGCTGAACGCGGAAACGGTGCGGCCCGTAGCGGACCGCGTCACCGTGCAGGGCGCGACCATTCATGACTACAGCGTAAAGGCAAAGCTGCACCTGTTTGATGGCGTGGCGGCTGGCCCCTGCCTGGAGGCGGCAAACGCGCAGCTGGCCGCTTACCTCACCGAGCAGAAAAAGCTGGGCCGCAGCGTGCGCCGCGAGTCCTACGGGGCGGTGCTGCGCGTGCCCGGCGTGGACTGGGTGGAAATGATCGAACCGGCTGCGGACATCATCCTGGACCGTACGGCGGCGGGTAACTGCACCGGCACGGACATTTCGGTGGCGGCTGACGAGGTGCTGACATGAGCAACAACAGCCTGATACCGTCCGGCTCGTCCGCGCTGGAGCGCCGCCTGGCGGAAGCCTGCAGCGGCATTACCGGCCTGAACGTGCCCCTGCGCGACCTGTGGAACCCGGCAACCTGCCCGGTCAGCTTTCTGCCGTATCTCGCCTGGGCGTTTTCGGTGGACCGATGGGACGAAGGCTGGGCGGAAAGCGTCAAGCGGCAGGTGGTGCTCGATGCGTTCTATATCCATCAGCACAAGGGAACCATCAGTGCTATCCGGCGCGTGGTAGAGCCGTTCGGGTTCCTGATCCGCGTTATCGAGTGGTGGAAAACGGGGGAAGCGCCCGGCACGTTTCGCCTGGACATCGGCGTGCAGGATCAGGGCATTACGGAAGAAACCTATCAGGAGCTGGAGCGGCTCATCAGTGACGCCAAGCCGTGCAGCCGTCACCTGCTGGGCATGTCCATCAACCTGCAGGTGAGCGGCGAAACGCGCATAGCCGCCGCGAGCTACGACGGTGACGACCTTTCTGTTTACCCCTACACCCCGGAAATTCTTTCCGTCAGCGGCCCGACTTACGCGGGCGCGGCGGTTCACGTTATCGACCTGATGGAAGTCGGACAATGACACAAAAATTTTACGCAATCGTGACCAACCTGGGCGCGGCCAAAATTGCCAACGCTGCCGCGCTCGGCACAAAACTGAATATCACGCAGATGGCCGTAGGCGACGGCGGCGGCACGCTGCCCACGCCGAACGCCAGCCAGACAAAGCTGGTAAACGAGGTGCGCCGGGCGGCCATCAATACGCTGAGTATTGATGCCACCAATGCGAGCCAGGTGATTGCCGAGCAGGTGATCCCCGAAACGGAAGGCGGATTCTGGATCCGGGAAATGGGGCTGTTTGATGCTGAGGGGACGCTGATCGCGGTCTGTAACACTCCGGAAACCTACAAGCCCGCCCTGCAGGAAGGCAGCGGCCGCACGCAGACCGTGCGCATGCTCATCATCGTGAACAGCACGGACGCTATCACCCTGAAGATTGATCCGGCCGTGGTGCTGGCAACGCGGCAGTATGTTGACAGCAAGGTGAGCCAGGCCGTGATCGAGGTCAGGCAGTACGCGGACGACCTGATGGCAAAGCATATTGCAGCGGCAGACCCGCACAAGCAGTATGCGCCCAAAGACAGCCCGCTGCTTACCGGCACGCCCAAAGCCCCGACGCCAGCGACCGGCAACAACTCAACGCTGCTTGCCACGACCGCCTTTGTGCAGGCGGCCATTGCGCAGCTGGTTGCGTCTTCCCCGGAGGCGCTGGACACGCTGAACGAGCTGGCCGCCGCGCTGGGCAACGACCCGAGCTTTGCCACCACGATGACGAATCAGCTTGCCGCGCGTGCGCTGCTTGCGGGTAACGTCAATCAGCAGTTTTCCGTCAAAGACGCCACGCTTGACGGCCATGCAGTCAATCGCGGGCAGATGAACACCGCGCTGGCACTGCGCGCCCTGCTGGGCGGTTCTGCGACGCAAAAGTTCCTGGTGCTGAGCGCGCCGGCGGATAACAACGCCGCCGTGCCGGTTTCACTGCTGAATGACGGGCTGAGTAAAAAGGCGAACCTGAACGGCAATGACCAGACGGATTTTTATGTGCGCAATAACGGCGAAACAAACGCTGCTGTCAGCAATGCTCGTCTGAATTACGTGCTGGGAGGTTATGCCTATAAGGGAGGTGATGCTGGTCAGGGCTTTGCCGTGGCGGGCGGTACGGGTGCTAACAGCGCCGTCGCCTACGGGCAGTTTCAGGCGGGCACTAACGGCAACGGTGCCTGGATTAAGCTGCCAAACGGCGCGCAGTGGTGCCGTCAGAACCTGAGTATTCCGGCAAAAACCAACGTCATCTGGACATACCCGGCAGGCTTTACGGCCCCGCCGGCCGTCTTCATAACCGGCATCAACGGCGATCCGGCGGTATGGTCAACCGGCGTCGGCGCGGGCAATGCCGGTATCTATAACAACAACGATTCGGCCCTTAACGTTAACCTTCTGGCTATCTGGTGATGAGCATGAGTGAACAGGAAAATTTAGCAGCTGAGCAGAGCGAGGCGGATCTGGTTCTGCCGTTTGAGAAGCGTTACTTTGTGTCGGTGAATGCCGGTCACTACATCGACGGGATGATGATTGCCTTCAGCCAGGCGGACGCAGAGAACTATTCCGCCATGGAGCTGGCCGAGCTGACCCAGGCGCAATTTGAATCGGTCGGGCAGGACTGCCAGCTTATCGGCGGCGAGGTAGTAAAAGGGCCGCCTATGGTGCCTGAACTCAGCACGCAGGCGAAGCAGGCCATCCTTGCCGCCCGTCTGCGCGAGGCAACGCAAAAAGTGCAGATGCTGCAGGATGCGGTTGATCTTGATATGGCAACGGATGAGGAAAAGGCGCAGCTGACGGCGTGGAAGAAATACCGCGTCCTGCTGAGCCGTGCGGATGCGGAAGCGCAGTCGCCGGAGGAATGGCCGCAGCCCCCGGCCTGACAGGATGAGCGCCCGCCGGGGCGCTTTTTTTATCGCTGTTCCTTGTGTGATTTTCCACACAATGCCCGCAGGGTGCGCCCGCGCCCGCCACCTTTCACCATAGCGGAACCCCTTTACAGGAGAACCGCCACATGGCTCAGGATTATCACCACGGCGTGCGCGTTGAGGAAATCAACGAGGGCACCCGAACTATCACCACCGTCAGCACGGCAATCGTCGGGCTGGTCTGCACCGGCGACGACGCCGACGCAGCAACCTTTCCGCTCAACCGTCCGGTGCTGCTGACCGATGTGCTCGCTGCCAGCGGCAAGGCGGGCGAGTCCGGCACGCTGGCCCGCTCGCTGGACGCCATCGCCGATCAGTCCAAACCCGTTACCGTCGTTGTGCGCGTGCCGCAGGGCGAAACCGAGGCAGAAACCACCGCTAACATCATCGGCGGCGTGACCGACGGCCAGCGCACCGGCATGAAGGCGCTGCTGGCCGCGCAGGGCGTCTGTGGCGTCAAGCCGCGCATTCTCGGCGTGCCGGGACATGACACGCAGGCCGTTGCCACCGAGCTTATGAGCGTGGCGCAGAGCCTGCGCGGCTTTGCCTACCTGTCGGCCTACGGCTGCAAAAGCGCAGAGGAGGCCATCGCCTACCGCGCCAACTTCAGCCAGCGCGAAGGGATGCTTATCTGGCCTGACTTCATCAACTTTGACACCGTGCTGAAAGCAGACGCGACGGCCTACGCCACCGCCCGCGCGCTCGGCCTGCGCGCCAAAATCGACGAGCAAACCGGCTGGCACAAGTCCCTGTCAAACGTCGGGGTGAACGGCGTCACCGGCATTTCTAAAGACGTATTCTGGGACCTGCAGGATCCGGCGACGGACGCAGGCCTGCTGAACCAGAACGACGTTACCACGCTGATCCGCAAAGACGGTTTCCGCTTCTGGGGTTCCCGCTGCCTGAGCGACGACGCGCTGTTTCCGTTTGAGTGTTACACCCGCACCGCGCAGGTGCTGATGGACACCATGGCCGAGGCGCAGATGTGGTCCGTTGACGGCCCGCTGAACCCGTCGCTGGCGCGCGACATCATCGAGAGCATCCGCGCGAAGCTGCGCAGCCTGGTGAATCAGGGCTACCTCATCGGGGCGGACTGCTGGCTGGATGAAAGCGTGAACGACAAGGACACGCTGAAGGCGGGCAAACTGACCATCGACTACGACTACACGCCGGTGCCACCGCTGGAAAACCTGCTGCTGCGCCAGCGCATCACCGACCAGTACCTGGTCGATTTCAGCAGCCGCGTGAGCGCATAAGGAGACTGAAACATGGCATTACCCCGCAAGCTCAAGCACCTGAACGTGTTTAACGCAGGCAACAACTGGCAGGGGCTGGTTGAGTCCATCACCCTGCCGAAAGTCACCCGCAAGTTTGAGAAGTACCGCGGCGGCGGCATGGCCGGTGCGGTAGACATCGACATGGGCCTGGACGACGGCGCGCTGGATACGGAGTTCACTGTAGGCGGCACCGAGGCGCTGCTGTTCAAGCAGCTGGGCACCGCCACCGTGGACGGCGTGCAGCTGCGCTTTACCGGCTCTATCCAGCGCGACGACACCGGCGAAGTGCAGGCGGTCGAGCTGGTCACGCGCGGTCGCTACAAAGAGCTGGATTCCGGCGAGTGGAAGACCGGCGATTCAAGCACCACCAAGGTGTCCGCGACCAACAGCTACGCCAAGCTGACCATTAACGGCGAGGTGGTTTACGAGATTGACCTCGTGAACATGATCCACATCGTGGACGGCACCGACCTGATGGAAGCGCATCGCAACGCGCTCGGCCTCTGATAGCCCCGGCAGGGGCAGCCCTGCCGCTCTGAAACGTATAAACGGAAAATAATCATGACCGACAAAACTAACGAAAAAGCTGTTGAGCTGGACACCCCCATCCTGCGCGGCAAAACCGAAGTTACCAGCGTGACGGTGCGCAAGCCGCAGGCCGGAGCGCTGCGCGGCATCCGCCTGCAGGCGCTGATGGACATGGACGTGAACGCGATGATGGCCGTGCTGCCGCGCGTCACGAACCCGGCACTGACCGTGCAGGAAATTAACGAAATGGACCCCGCCGATCTGCTGTCCCTGTCGGTCGAGGTGATCACTTTTTTGTTGCCGAAGTCGGCGCTGTCAGCTTTCCCGACAGCCTGACGGTAGAAGATCTGGTAGCGGACATCGCTACCGTTTTTCACTGGCCGCCGCCGGTGATGTACGCGGAGTCTCTGACGGACGTGCTTGAGTGGCGGCATAAAGCGATGCAGCGTAGCGGAGCCGGTGACGATGAGTGACACAAACCTGCGGCTGCAGGTGGTATTAAGCGCGGTTGATAAAATCACGCGCCCCTTTCGCAGCGCGCGCGACGGCTCTAAGGAGCTGTCGGCTGCGCTGAAGGCCAGCAAAGACGGCCTGAAATCCCTTAATGAGCAGGCGGGCCGCATTGACGGATTCCGCAAAACCCGCTCACAGCTTGCTGTTACCGCCAACAATTTGAAGGCCGCCCGCGAGGAAGCGGCGCGCCTTGCCGTGCAGCTTACCGAAACGAACAGGCCCACGGCGCAGCAGGCCAGACTGCTTGAGCAGGCAAAGAACCGCGCCAGCCAGCTGCAGCAGACATACAACGGCCTGCGCCTGTCGGTGCAGCGCCAGCGTGAGGCGCTGAACGCGGCGGGCATTGACACAAAACAGCTGAGCGAGGCGCAGCGCCGGCTAAAAACGGACGCGCAGGCGGCAACCGGGGCCATCGAGCGCCAGCAGGCAGAGCTGCGCAAGCTCGGCGAGCGCCAGCAGAAGATACGCGACATCCAGGCACGGCATGAAAAGCTGACCGAGACGCGTAATAAGCTGGCCGGTAACGGCGCGGGCATGGTGGCAACTGGCGTTGCTACCGGCGCGACCCTGATGGCCCCGGTGCGCGCCTATGCGGATTCGGAGAACGCCGCGACGCAGCTGGCCGCCTCCATGATGGGGCCGGGCGCTAAGGTGCTGCCGGAGTATGAAAAAATCAACAGGTTGGCAGTGAGCCTGGGTGACAAGCTGCCCGGCACCACGGCGGACTTTCAGAACATGATGACCATGCTTCGCCGCCAGGGCATGAGCGCACAGGCGATCCTGGGCGGACTGGGTGAGGCTACGGCCTATCTCGGCGTGCAGCTGCAGATGGCCCCGACCGACGCGGCGGAGTTTGCGGCGAAGCTGCAGGACGCCACGCAGACCAGTGAAAAGGACATGATGACGCTCACCGACATCATTCAGAAGGGATTTTATGCGGGCGTGGATTCGGAAAACATGCTGCAGGGCTTTTCCAAAATCGGCAGCGCCATGGACATCATCAAAAAGAAAGGGATCGATGCGGCGAGAGAATTTGCGCCCCTGCTTGTGATGGCTGATCAGCAGGGCATGGACGGCGGCTCGGCAGGTAACGCTTACCGCAAGGTACTGCAGGCCATGATGGACAACAAGAAAATCAAAGGGGTGAACGAAGACCTGAAAGGCACGGGGGTGAAATTTGATTTCACCAACGGCAAAGGAGAATTTGCCGGTATTAAGAAAATGTATGCGCAGCTGGATCAGCTTAAGGCACTTAGCACCGAGAAGCGGTTGAGGACGCTCAAAGATATGTTTGGCGACGATGCGGAAACGCTGCAGGTGCTAAACAACATGATTGCTAAAGGGCTTGCCGGGTACAGGGAAACCGCTGCGAAACTCGACAACCAGGCGTCTCTGCGGGAGCGCGTTGACGCCTCGTTAAAGACGCTGTCAAACCGCTGGGATGCGGCGAGCGGCTCGTTTACTAATGCAATTGCTGCAATTGGTGAGACGGTCGCGCCAGTGCTTAAACAGGTGGCCGACTGGCTGGGAAATCTCGCTGGCGCATTAGGCATGTTTGTAAAACAGCACCCGCAACTGACGGCGACGCTGTTCAAGATAGCGGCGGGATTTGCCATCGTGACAGCAGGGATAGGCGCGGCGTTGCTGGTCTTTGCGTCAACAATCGGCCCCATGCTGCTAATGCGTATGCTTATGAACAAGACGGGCCTTCAGGCATTTACCTCGTTTGGACTCATGCGTAAGGCTATTGGCCTTGTTGGTAATGGCGTGCTGTGGCTGGGGCGGCTGATGATGGCGAACCCCATTCTGGCCGTAGTCGGGCTGATTGCTATGGCTGCCATATATATCTGGCAGAACTGGGACACGCTGGGGCCGAAATTTGCCGCTCTGTGGGACGGCATCAGCACCAAAGTCAGCAATGTATGGACGGCGATCCGCACCTACATCAGCACTAAATGGGATGAAATAGTGGCCGACGTGAAGGCGCTGCCCGCGCGCTTTCAGGAAGCTGGCTCGCAGATGATTGATGGCCTGATGGCAGGCTTCAGCCAGAAATGGGATGCGCTCAAAAGCAAGCTATCCTCGCTGACTGATTACCTGCCGGACTTTCTAAAGCCGGGCAGCGACAAGCCAGGCGCGCCAGCGCAGGCAGCCCGACCACGCCCGGCGCAGGTCACGGCAGACGGGAAAGTGGCGCTGCCGCCGGGCGGCTTCCCGGCTTTTCCGAGGATGTACGACACCGGCGGGCATATTCCGTCCGGGCAGCTCGGCATCGTCGGGGAAAACGGGCCGGAAATTGTGAACGGCCCGGCCAACATAACCAGCCGCCGCCGCACTGCCGCGCTGGCCGCCTCTGCCGCGCTGGCGATGGGCATGGCCGCCACGCCAGCGGCTTCGCGTCCACTACATCCGATGAGCCAGCCCGCGCAGACATACCGGCAGGAAGCGGCACGACCGCAACCGGCGGCCAGTATGTCGCCCGTGACCGTTAATGCCTCTATCACGATCATGCAGCAGCAAGGGCAGAGCGCGCAGGACGTAGCGGACGAGGTTATGCGCAGACTTGAGGCAAAAGAGCGACAGGCGAAGGCCCGCGCCCGCAGCAGCTACCACGACAGAGAAGGACTTGAATAATGATGATGACGCTGGGGATGTTCGTTTTCATGCTGCAGACGGTCCCTTATCAGGAGTTGCAGATCCAGCGCAGCTGGCGGTTTCCGTCAAACAGCCGCGTAGGCCTGCGCTCGTCCCTCCAGTTTTTGGGGCCGGATAATGAAACGCTGACGCTTTCGGGCGTTCTGCTGCCGGAGATAACCGGCGGCAGGCTGTCACTGCTGGCGCTGGAGCAGATAGCAGAGCTGGGGCGCGCGTGGCCGCTGATAGAGGGAAGCGGCACCATTTACGGCATGTTTGTGATCGAGAGCCTGAGCCAGACCAAAGCGGAGTTTTTCAGCAGTGGCGTCTGCCGGCGCATTGAGTTTACGCTCACCCTGAAGCGCACCGACGAAACGCTGGGCGAAATGTTCGGCAGTCTGAGCGATCAGCTCTCAGCCATGAAGGGCGCGGCGACGGACGCCGCGGGTAAAGTTACCAGCATGATGGGAGGGCTGCTTTCATGAGCGCCACGAAATGGATAAACGGGCAGGCAAATTCTCCTTCTTTCAGGCTGACGCTTGAGGGCGCGGACATCACGCAGAAGATTGAGAAGCGGCTTATGAGCCTGACGCTCACGGATAACCGGGGATTTGAGGCTGACCAGCTGGACATCGAGCTGGACGACGCAGACTGCCAGCTGCTGCTGCCTCGCCGAGGCGTCTCTCTGTCGCTCGCGCTCGGCTGGCAGGGTGAGGCGCTTTTTCCGAAAGGCACCTTTATCGTGGATGAGATTGAGCACTCTGGCACGCCTGACCGGCTGACCCTGCGCGCCCGCAGCGCTGACTTCAGGCAGACGCTCAATACTAAGCGTGAAAAATCATGGCACCAGACGACTGTGGGCGACATCGTGAAAGACATTGCAGGCCGCCACAAGCTGAAGATCGCCCTGGGTGATGATGTGGTGAAGATGGCCGTAGATCACCTTGACCAGACCAACGAGTCAGACGCCAGCTTTCTGATGCGCCTGGCGAAACAGTCAGGCGCGATAGCCTCAATTAAAAATGGAAATCTGCTGTTCATACGTCAGGGGCAGGGAAAAACGGCCAGCGGTAAGGCGCTGCCGGTGATCACCATTCAACGCAAGGACGGCGACAGCCATCGCTTTACCATGGCTGACCGCGACGCCTACACAGGAGTAATTGCCAGCTGGCTGCATACCCGCGAACCGACAAAAAAACCGGTGGCGAAAGTAAAGCGCAGGCGGAAAAAGACGACAAAGAAAAAAGAGCCAGAAGCCAAACAGGGCGATTACCTGATCGGAACGGATGAAAACGTCCTGGTGCTGAGTCGTACCTATGCAAACCGGGCCAATGCAGAGCGCGCGGCCAAAATGCGTTGGGAGCGGCTGCAGCGCGGGGTTGCGTCATTTTCTATACAGCTGGCTCGCGGCCGGGCAGATCTATACACCGAAATGCCGGTAAAGGTGAGCGGCTTCAAACAGCAGATAGACGCGGGAGAATGGATTGTAACGACGCTTACGCACAGCCTCAGCGCGGACAGTGGCTTTACAACAAGCATTGATCTTGAGGTAAAAATAGACTCATTGGAAATGGAATAA